ACACAAAAGCATTCCATCAGCCGACTCTTCTGCTGCCATTGATGCTACAGCTAGAAAAGAAAAGAATATATATTCTGGCACGGCTGTGCTTGGAATTGCATTGATGCATAAGTCGAACTATGTTCCTGTGACATCTGGTGAAGCAGCCATCGAAGTCACTAGAATGCGCCGCGGTTAATTTCTTTTCTAAAAATTACCTAAAATAAATGTTTGTTTTTTCGGTATAGTGTCGTATAATACATCTGTAGGATTAATGTATAGTAACAATAGGATATCATAATGGATTCAATAATATCTGCTAATGAAGCAAATAGATTTTTGATAGAACAAGTGATTGATTCAAATTATTTTGTAGAGATAGATCGTGCGATTAAGATAGCATGCTCAAAAGGACAGTCAGAATTGCAATGGAATTTTCCTGATGAAAAAATGATAGCAGATAATTTTGTCTCGTATCGAGTATCTAAAAAATTGCCGTTTATTCTCTTTAGTTACTTTAAAAATAAAGGTTACAATGTGAGAATGAATAGCTCGGATGAATTTATAATTGAGTGGGGTATGTAATATGGAAGAAGAAAATATTGAAACTCTTTTAGAAGAAAATGGTCAGCTTTTGAGAAAGATTGACGATCTAGAAGCAGAATTGAAGTTGGTGCGTTTTATTCTAAATGAAACAAGAACAATTTTTCGCGTGAACATGCTACGAGCGTTCCCTAAAGCAACACATGTTGAAATTGACGAGGCGCTTAATAGTGTCATTAAAAATGTCGGTCTATACAAAATGTGAGAAGGTTGTATAATGAGTATTATAGTAGTAGATGTAGAAGCCGACGGGCCTTGTCCTGGCTTGTATTCGATGGTCAGTGTTGGGGCTGTGGTTCTCAATAATTTTAAAATAGAAGATTCTAAATTCTTCGCACAATTTGAGCCGATATCAGGAAAATATGTTCCAGAGGCATTGGCTGTTTCTGGATATACAAGAGCCGAGACATTGCAATTTCCTCCAGCACACATGGGCATGGAAGCGTTCAATGATTGGATTAAATCTTTTTCTCATCTGGGTCGGCCTATGTTCTTTTCAGATAACAATGGATTTGACTGGCAATTTGTAAACTATTATTTTCATGCTTTTCTAGGACACAATCCATTTGGATTTAGTAGCACAAATATTGGTTCTCTTTATAAAGGTATGGCATGTGATCTCAAAGCCAATTTCAAAAAATTGCGCATGACAAAGCACGATCACAATCCCGTCAATGATGCAACAGGAAATGCTGAAGCATTGATGTCTATTCTTAGGAGATTTAGATGAAAACGGAAACGGACGTGCTCATAGAAGCTTTGCGGGTGCTTTCACGAGAGATTGAATCTGAAGATGGTGTTGCCAATCTTTGCTTGGCTGAAGCAGCCGATAGAATGGAAGAGCTGCAGAACATTGTGAAGGGATTTGATAAGCTTTTACGTACAAAAGCCCTTGATGAATTGGTTGCGGATGCACAAAAAAATAGAATGGGATATTGATATGGAAGATATTTTAGATCAATATAAAAAGGTTTTGATGCGTCGTGATGAGGTTGTGAGTGCAGCTATTGATGGATTGATTTCTGGCGGCATGACTAATTTAGAAGCAAACAATTTGCGGCTTTTACTTACAAAAGTTTATGAGCTAGGATATGATGATGGTAGAAGGGATGGAATGTAAAGATGAATACTTATATTAAAACATTAGCTTGGTCATATAAAATACTTGACCGAACTATAAATTTAGAAGAGTCTCATTATTCTGATGAGGCTTATAATTATAGTGTCTCACCTAATATCAAAAAGGAAGATGTTTATAAATTTTCTCAAGCAATTATGAGAACTGTTTTGGATCAAATGATAGACGGATTGAGTGAAGAAGATATAAGCAATAATCCAAGATGGTATAAGACAGTAGACAAATTGGAGGAGATGTTTAGTATTTTTGAAAAAGTTTGTTCAGCTGATTGTGGACATACATGTTATTCTTTCGGTGATATTCATACAGTTATATTGAAAAGCGAAGCATGCGAGCCTGGTGATATTAGAAGAGCTGTTGTAACGACTGTCTGCAATGCATGCAAAAGAAAATATGTATCTTCAGGTGAGTTATTGAAGAATGAAGCTGAAGCTATTCAATGGATGAATGAACCACACAACCATAAATAAAAAAATACTTTTATTTAAGGAAATAATATGAAGAAGCTAAAATTGTTTTTAGAACAAGCATTTAAAATTGAAGGTGGTAAAGGCAAAGGAAAATCTTTTCATGGCAAAGAAACAACTGTTGATGATCATTTATCAGCAATGAATTGGCATGCCACACAACATCAAAAGTTTAAGAAACAAGGTGACAATGAGAAGTCTATTCATCATGGGAAATTGTATTATAAGCATAAAGAACAAATAGAAGCTTTAGGTGAAATAGGCAATTATAAGAAAGATTAAATGAAAATATTAGTTTGTGGCGGCAGACATTATAATAGAAAGCAATTTCTATTTAAATGCTTGACAATGGTACACAACAAATATAATATAAAATGTGTGGTGCACGGCGATGCTTCAGGCGCTGATTCCTTAGCTAAGGAATGGGCAATCTCCAATGGAATAGAACATATTCCATATCCAGCTAATTGGAAATTGTATGGACCCTCTGCTGGTCCAATAAGAAATGCTTTAATGTTACAAGAAAATGCTGACATAGCATTAGTTATTGCATTTCCTGGGGGGTCTGGTACCTTCAATATGATTGGATTGGCCAAATCGAAAAATATAAGAGTGATAAATGTATAATATAAAAAATTTGTGGAGTAAGCTAGAACGCATTCTTTATTATGCATTCAATAATCCTAAAGTGATTCATATCACAGAAGGATACATGAATCGATATAGTTATAATGAGCCAGATGATATTTTCATTCATGCTGCTTTTCAAGTTCTTATAGATTATGTTGATATAGAATGTGCTTTGAATAATCCAGATAACAAGAATAAACGCTATATTCTCTCATATGTTCCATTGTTGAAGTGTCTGGTTCCACCTAAGCGTTCAGCAAAGCATGGAACAGGGTATTTGATGGATGAAGCAGAACTATATGAGAAGGATAGCAAAATTCCAAAGGATGATGTGTATTGTACAAACCCTTCACAGATTCTTTTATTTTTGTATTTGTGGTGGACAGTCATTCGTCCTTCAAGGAAAAGTTCTTGGGTTGAATCGGGTTTAGCAGATTGGGCTGAAAAGAATTCAGAATTTGATATGCTGCAATTTATTAGAATGACAAGGGAAGAAAAGGATAATAGTCCAATACACTCTGAATTTAAAAAATTATCTGATAAACGAGCTGAAATAGAATCTTCTCGAGAAGAAGAGGACACAAAAATGCTACAAATTTTGGTAGCCAATAGACATTACATGTGGACGTGAGATATGTATACTAAAATTCATTTGAGTGCTATAGATACGGATGATATGATAGATTATCTAGAATCTATGGGATATAGAGTTATAAGTGATATTGATTATAGAAGTACATCTTATGCATATGATATGCTAGATTCATTGCCTAAAGGAACTGTTATTAACTACGCTCAAGACAACTTTGGTCCGTTGGTTGGATTTGATAATTTAGAAAAAATGTTCGAGTGCGCATCAATCAATGGCCTTTCTTCCGAAGAATTCGAAAAGCTTTTTGCTGATTTTATGTACAATAGTATAGGCCGAATTCACACATACTGAGACAAAAGTCTCGCCATGTTTTAACCTAGAGGATTAAAAATGAAAAAGATTATTTTTGCGGCATGTATTGCCGCTGTAACCTTTTTGTCGCTTAATCAAGAGCAAGTTAAAGCATCTGATGCTATTACGATTGAGTTACCAAAAATAAAATATACCAAAACAAAAACTTATCACTACAATGATGAAGATGTACATTGGCTTGCTTTAAATATGTACCATGAAGCTCGCGGTGAAGGTGATAAGGGAATGATTGCTGTTAGTCATGTTGTTTTAAATAGAGCAAGATCTGGCACATTTCCAGACTCTGTTCGTAATGTTATAACACAAAAGAATGCAGCAGGTTGTCAGTTTTCATGGTATTGTGATGGCAAATCTGATGTTCCAGAAGAAAGAGATGCGTGGGTTCATTGCATTCTTCTTGCAAGAGTAATTCTTGACACATACAATCCTGACACATATAATAGTGATATTATGTTCTATCATGCAAAAAAAGTAGATCCAATTTGGACTAATGAAATGATAAAAGTAGCATCCATCGGAAATCACATTTACTATAAGGAATAATTATGTCAGAAGAAATAGAAAATGCTTTAAAGAAGAAAAAAGATATTATGAAAGATATTCAAGCTCTTGTAATGTCAGGTACAAGTAGAATTGATGCAATCATTCATTACTGCGAAAAAAATAATATAGAACCAGAAGTTGTTGCTGATGCTATAAAAAATAATATGAAACTTATTGCTGATATTAGATTAGAAGCAGAAGAATTGAATTACCTACCTAAAATACCAAGGTTGCCTATAGCCAATGACTAGCGCATTTGAAGCTTATGTGATGTTCAATGCTTTGAAGCAGCATTTTACATCATCATATGATTACTTTAAATATAATGGAAAAATTCGAGCGAATAAAGAAAGATTTGATTCAGACAAGACACGTTTCTTTTTTGAAAAATTAGCCAAAAAGAAAGATTGTTTGGGTTTGATAGTTTCAAACTTTATTTCTCGCGGAACAAAATTGTGGATACGAGATTTGTTGGATGATAAGTCGGATGAGATTTATTTACAATGGAAAGCAAAACAAGAATCTCTTTCTTACAATTTTAAAAATGAATTGGACGCATTGGATGATGATTTTGATTCCAATATAAAGTTCAATCCTGATGAAACAGATTGTCCAAAAATAGTCAAGCTGTTTTATGATAGACAGATATCGATAGAAACTCTGATTATTCTAAATGATTTTTGCAATTTCTTTCCTTATCTGAACAAGAAAATTATTGACCCTTATTGGAAGTCGATATATATAATGTGTGAAAAGTACAAGCCATTCTTGCACTACGATAAAGACAAGTTCAAACAAATAGTTCTTGCACGTTTCACTTAATACGATATAATAATATCTCAACATATACTAATATACTAAATATACGGAGAATACACATGGTAGATTTCGCTACACTAAAGAAGAATAGACAGTCTCAGCTCGAGAAGCTTTCAAAAGAAGCAAAGTCCCTTCAAAACAATCAATTCTCAAATGATGACCGCTACTGGTATCCTGATGTAGACAAAGCAGGAAACGGCTACGCAGTCATTCGATTCCTTCCGCCCCCTGCAAATGAAGAAGTTCCTTTTGTGCGTCTTTGGGAGCATGGCTTTCAGGGTCCTGGTGGTTGGTATATTGAAAAGTCTTTGACTACACTGGGCAAGGATGACCCTGTTTCAGAATACAATTCTGAATTGTGGAATTCTGGTTCTGAAGCAAAGAAAGAAATTGCTCGCAAGCAAAAGCGCAAGTTAAATTTTGTTTCGAACATCTACGTTATTGCTGATAAGGCTCATCCTGAGCGCGAAGGAAAGGTTTATCTGTTCAAGTACGGCAAGAAGATCTTTGATAAGCTTAATGAAGCTATGAATCCTCCTGCCGAGTTTGAAGATGAAAAGCCTATCAATCCTTTTGACCTTTGGGAAGGTGCTGATTTCAAGCTTAAGATTCGAAATGTAGAAGGATATCGTAACTATGATAAGTCAGAATTCGATGCTCCTGCTGCATTGTTTGATGATGATGAGAAGCTAGAAGAAGTTTGGAAGTCAACTCACTCATTGCAAGCTTTGATTGATCCGAAGGAGTTCAAGTCTTATGAAGAACTCAAGGCACGATTGAACAAGGTGCTTGGCAATGTGTCGGGTGGGGCTAAGAGTGTGACAGAGGAAGATCTTGATGATGAAGTAGAGTCACCGCGCGCTGTTTCAAAGACACGCCCAGAGCCCACTCGTCCTGAAGCATCAACAGCAATCACCATTGATGAAGATGAGGAAGATTCATTGAGCTTTTTTAAGAAGCTCGCTGAAGATTAACCCATCATAAACATCGGTGAACTCTTAAGCACATTTAGAGTTGGATCGAAACCTGCGTCAGGAGAAGGGATAAAGCTTGTGCTACCTTCTCCTGCTTTACTTGCTGAACCCATGTTAGGTGCTTGTGGTGGCATTTGAACGTTTATAACTGGCTTTTTATTTTGTTCTTCTGCAATTTTGTTGGACATATTTGACAACTCATTTGCTTTTTGACCCATAAGAGATTCATTGTAACTCTTTACAAATCCAGAATCAGAATGAGTTGCTTGAATTCCGCCTGCTAAAGAAGTCCATTCCTTTGACAACGAACGGCCGATTTCTTGTACATTTCCTGTTTTCAATTCTTCAGCTAAATCTTTTCCAGTTTCTCTTTTATATCTTTCCTGCGCGAGGATCCACGCTTTTTTATCTTGAATTTCAGGTGTGAATCCCTTTAATTCTGGATATCTTTCCTCAAGGGCTTTGTTTGTTGTTTTTGTTATTTGATAACGTCCAGCAGCTGTGCTTACAGCTCCGTTGGCGTATGTATACCCAACTTGCTCAGGGTGTTTAGAAAAATCTGAAAACTTTTTGCCACCCACAATAACACCATAATCGCCATCAGATTCTTTCATTGCAATAGTATCCAATAATGCTCGGCCCTCTACAGGTATCTCTGTTGTGGCTGCTCTTGACGATACTTTTTTAGCATCATTTGGAATAGTAGGGGCATTCGGATCATAAGCAGCTCCGCCAAATGCATTGTCAAAAACATTCATTAGAACGTTGCTATTTCTAGCACCTTCCATCATACCTTTGGCTGTGCTTTTTATTTTTTCTGTTGCTTTTGATGCTGTAGTAGAAACAGTTTCCTTGGCCCAACCCATAGCCTTTTTAATAGGTTCAGGAATTATCTGATCAAGCCAGTCAAAAATAGCTTGAAACCCTTCTACGATTTGCTTCACTATTGGCAAATTCATTATAGCTTTGCCAATTTCTTTTCCTTTTTTAATTATATTTTCAATTAGATCAGAAACAGCTAATTGTGCTTTATCAAATAAAACACCGCCGTAAGCTATCAATTCAGTACTAAAAGATATAACCTTTTCGTACATATCCTTAGCACCAAAAATAGCATCATTGATGAACATAGAAAATGCTTCAGTGACTGTGCTGTAAACTTCTTTTACAGCATCAATTTTTTCACCTATGCCCTTCATCAATTCCATTGTCTTATCGACTAAGAAAGGACCAACAGCAGCTAGAATAGTTAGCAACATGTTATTTTTTGATGCTTCTGGTATTTGTGGCATAGACATGCTCGGCATGAAAGAAGCCATTCCAGAAGATTTCTTTATAGCATTTTTTTCTTGATTGTTGACTCTAGCTTGTTCGCTCACAGCCAACAAATCTAATATTTTACCTGTAATAGATTCTATAGAGGTTAATTTTGATAGCATTGCTTTTAAAATGCTATCTTCATCGTCAATGCTACCTGAATTGGATATAGTATTATTTACAGCTTGAATTGGAGCTGTTGCAGGTTCTGGTTCAGCAAAAGAGGGTTGCGATTGTAGTGCTGGTTGGATGGAAGGAGGAAGAGATCTTTTTGCCTTTTCCTCATTAAAATCAAAAACTTTAGCTGATAATTTTCCAGCCATATCAGCGGCAGCAACACCTGCTCCTGCAGCTACTTTTGTAGCTCCTTTAGCCACAATTCCAGCACCACGGCCTGAACCTGCAGCAACTCTAGCTAAAACTGCTAATAATGGACCCATTTATTTTCTCTTTTCTTCCATCTCTTTTAGATGCTGAACCAACATGTCTACGTATAAATCTCTCTCAAAAGGAATCATACTTTCAATTTCTCTCAACGAATATTTATGATGCTGAATCAATGAGAAGTTTAGACGATAATAATCGCTAAGGTCCATGTAATTCAGCGCTACGAAAAAAAATCACTCACCTTGTTCAGAACAATTTGTCGTTCAGATCCTTTACTGTTTGTATATGATATGACGTGCTCTATTTTAGGTAATGAATTGAAAAAGTCTCTTATCTTCGGATAGGTGTCAGCGGGCAAGCTGTTCAAGAATTCTTTCAATTCTTCTTTTGTTGAATCGCTAGCCAAATATATATTTTCTTCATCATAGATTTTTTCTAAGCAATGAATAATGAACTCATCAAGAAAATCTCCAATAGGATCTTCATTTGTTTGTAGCTTAGTTAAAATGTTGTTTGTCTCAGATGTAAACTCGACTGTAGGTGGTCGCATTACGATACCTATGCTATCAGTCAATTTAATTTTCGGATTGTAATTTTCTGAGAATTGTACTTCAATTTCTTCCAAATCAACTTCAAAAGTTCGAACCTCATCATCTTCTAAGTCTCTGTATTTCAATTTAATAACGTTATCAGAAGATTTTGCTCGTATTTTTAAAAACA